GCGGGGTCGAACGCCATACCCTCATGTACAGCGCGATAAACGGCCTGGAACCGCAGGCGCAGCATCCACCACCCCTGGGCCTTGCGGTTCATGAACATGTCGTCGTTGGTGCGTGCGTTGTGACCCCGGTCAGCTTTAATGAACACCCGGGTTGGGTCGATCACCTTACCTGACCCACGGAACCCATTGACGGTGTGCTGTGATAGGCGACCCTCGGCGCGTTGAGCGTTGATCACGCGGGCGTCACCCCTGGCGCCAGAACCCAAGCCGTCTTCGTCAAACTCCCACTCGTTGACGCCCTGCTGGTCTCCCAGCACGAACGCCTTTTGCACCGTCTCGAAAATGTCGCTGCCTTTGCCCGACCAGGCAGTTGCGTGCTTGAGGATCACGCCGCGACGCGATGCCCAGGCGTTCAAGTCGATACCCTCGTCAGCGATGTCCAGCGCGCCGCGTTGTTCGCCGCTGTCGCTGATGCCCAACTTCTTGTGTGCGTCTACCGCTGCCTGCACCCACTCGCTCGGGATCAGGACGCCCAGCGCCGATGCCGAGTAGTCTAGGTCGATTTCTTGCGCCACTAGCACCGGGTTGTTCAGCTTCTCGACGGTCTTGGCGTACCAGGCGTCATCCTTGCGCGGATCGCTGCGCCAATGGAAGGTGAACACGCGGTGGGGCTTGATGCTGAAACGCTTTTGGGCGAATGGGTTGCCCATGCCGTTGACCGATGAAATGTCGATCCGGCAGTTGGTGGTCTGCGACAGCGCAGCGTCAACCAGTAGCGGGCGCGCCAGGTGAGCCGCTTCGTCGACGATGTAGATTGAGGAACGCCCACCGCGCCCGATGTTGTCGCCCGCCTCACCCTTGATGATGCTGCCGGTTTCAGGGAACTCGATTTTCATGTGGGACGTGTGGTTACCAGACTTGTACCCGCCCCTGAATTCTTTGGGCAAGTGGTCGAGGAACATACGCCCCTTGTACAGCAGGCAGTCAGGGTCGCCGGCCTTGTCTACTAAGTCCTCTTTGCGCGACCCGAACCCGATGGCCATAGATTCGTTGAACAGGCAAAGCGTGCTGCTCAACGCCATTGCAACCACGCTGGCACCCATGTCGCGGCTCTTGTCGCTCAAGCCTGACTCGCCGCCGCGCCACATGCCGATAATCCAATCGCAAAATTCTTCCTGCCTCGGGAACAGGATCAACGGAATGACAGCAGGTAGCCCACGCTCCACCAGGCGCGGGTCATACGTGACCCCCCAGTCGTTTATAAAGTCGATGGGGTTGTGCTTGTAGTGCAGCTTGAGCAACGGCACCTGGGATGGGTTGGCACGCAGGCGGCGCAACACCTCCACGCGGCGCTGGAAGATCGCCGCGTAGTCAGGGTTTTTCCAGTCCATCGCGTAGGTCATCGTTTCAAGAACTCTTTGAAGTCGCGCTCGGTGCCAATGCGGTCAAACCATACGGCAAGCGCTGTCAGCACCGTGGCAGCGAACAGCCAGTCGTCGCGCAGCACTTGGCACAGTATGGCGCCAAGTGCTGCAGAGCGTTAGAACAGCAAGAACAACGCTTGCAACATACCAGGCGTTCATACCTGCAACCCCGCGATGGCTGTAACGATTGCGCGACACTGCGCGTTGATCAGGTCTTGGGCAGTAGCCGGCAACGCGTATAGCACGTCACCGCGTCCGGCGTGGCTACTCAACGCGCTTACCCCGTACTTACCCGTTTCCATCGTTACGTTGCCAGGCGCCTCTATCAGCAACTGCATGGCCTGGGTGATGTTGGTCAGCGGGTGCCAGTGGACGTACCGCACTTGCAGACCGTTACACGCGTCCACCCACTGGGTGCCGCAGCGTTCCCGTAGCTTGGTGCGATAGCCACACGCCTTGAGTGCTGCCATGGTCAGTTCGATGTCTGCGCTGGTGCTCATAGTGGTTTACCTTTCAGCATTCCAACAATTGATTTGTGCTGTTTAAACCGCTTGCGCATCAGTGCGCGCATCGACTTGTTAGCGGTTTCGAGTTCGGTGTTCTTTTTGCGCAGTTCCTCGTTTTCCAAGCGCAGCTTTTTGAACGCCTCACCTTTTAGGGTTGGCTGCATCAACTTATTGATCTTGGCGTCACGCTTTGCAATTTCGTCTTGAAACAGCGCAACAGTGTTTTCGTGTTGCGCATTGGTCAGGTACTCATAGTACCGGCGCCGGTCGGCTTCCAGTTCGCTGCGTTGCGCGATCAGCACTGATGCAGCCTGCCAGCCCGCCCAGTAATCTGGGAACGGCACAGCGCGGTCGCTGGCTTCCCAGGCATTGCGGCATGCGTCTACGTCGGTTGGTGCTGCAACCTTTGGCAAGTTACCAAGCGGCCCATAGCACAACTGGCTAAGAGGTATGTCAACGCCTGACGAATCGAAATGGTCAGGGTGAGTCGGTACGTGCTGCTTACGTTCTGCCATGTCATGTTGCTCCCGTTGTGTGAGTGCCGTTATTTACTGCCTTTACGCTCGGTGTTGTCAAGCCCGTGCGCGTCTGCTTTGTTCTCCGCGTGGATCATGCCCAGCATCCACATATGCCCCTTGTGGCTTGTTTCGGCCCACGGGTTGTCGTCCTGACTCTTGCTGTCGAGCCAGGCGTTCCAGCCAAGGTCGTAGGGCGTTAGTTTCATGGGTGGATCATCACGGGGTCGAAGCGGTTGGTGTGGTCCCCTGCTAAAGTCGTATTTGCACATGTCATGTTGCCCCCGTTGTGTGAGTGCCCATCG